CGAAGTTTTCATACGAGATAGCTACTATAAAGCCATTCAAATCTTTAGATTTGACAATGATAGCACCTCCTGTAGAATCAACCCATTGTGTGCCCAATGCCTTATATCTTATGTACTTGCTTAGAGATGAGATAGAACCAGAAGAAGATGTGGCTGAGCTCGCGCACACCCACTATAAGATCAGTACTGACACAGAGGTCACATGCAGATATCGAATAGGAGAGCATATAAGAAAGACTAATGTAGCCCTTTATAATGTCTTGAGCCAAACAATTTATACACCACCAAAGATAGGAGTCATGAAGCAACTTCTAGGTGACGACTATATACCAGCAGTAGACGTACCCAAAACAAGAATAGACAGAGCCGTTTTGACCGCTATCACACTAACAGTTTTTGATAAGACTTTCACGCATTGTGTAGTGTTATTACCGAAGGGTATTATAACCAACACAAAGCAGTTGAGGACACTTTTTTCACCTGTTAACGACGAAGTCATGGACTACTCCCAGCAGTGCGGTTATCATGCATTAGTCAAGGCATATCCTAGGGTGCCAAAAGACGACATAATGGACGCTATAATTATCGCTCGTAAATCATTGCGATGTCAACATCCTGATTCCTGCAACGACGAATTGTTAATCGCCGCCACTCAATTGAAGTTGTCTATCAACTTTCACACTTTAACTAAGGACAAATACATACCTTCAGGATCAGTGGGCGACACATCTAGAGCAGTAGATATAGTTCATACCGGAGACCAACACTCAGGGCATTGGCAAACAGTAGAGCAACTCAATGGCCATGCCAAGAATGTCTGGAGAGAATATGTCAAGGGAAGACTTCGTTCTAGTTCGGCAGATAGAAAGCAGCTTGAGATCGAGGCTCATAAAATAAACGATAATCCCGATCCTACAAAGAAGACAGCATCAACCATAAAAGAGGCGTTAAAAGATGCAAAAGTTTCCACACCATTAGCTTATCTCAAAGCCATAGATGATCACCAGCCTATACCTGATAATGCTATAAAAGATATTGCGATGTTGTTTGCTGAAGTTGATCAAGAATGTTACACTTTGCCTATTGCTCATCTAGACACGTTCACTGAAGGCGGTGAAGACTGGCATTTGGATGGAGACATTTATGTCTCTAATAATGGAAGAGCTTTTACCAAAGTTAATGCCAGTATATACACACCTCATAATAATACTATAATTACTGATAATTATAAAATTGTTATGAAGCCAATATTATATGAACGGCATGCCCATTACATTCTTATCACTTATAAGGTAGTCTCCAAGACTCTGAAACCTACGGGGCCAACTTATGATACAGATTTTATATCATACGTCTATACCTATGTTGCGGGCGAATTCGCTAATAAGGGAAAGATCCAAAGTGGAATAGTTTTATCAGCTACCAATTTCGCCATGTCTCGTGCAGGCATCAAAACACCAACAGTACAGGAAAGGCAACGGCTAGAAGCTCTAACTAGGATCACCATTATAGACGTCACGAAAGCAGTTAATTCGAATACTATCATCAATGAGCGAATGGATTCAGAGAAGTACTCAACTAAAAAGACAACTCTCGATTACTACTTACGGGCAGTTCATCCTATAGACAAAGAGCGTAAACATGGATCTTATTTGAAGTTAGCATCAAGGCTTTTTGTCACAGGTACTGCAGCTTTAGCTACATTATTACAAAGTTCAAACACAAGACTCGATACAATAGCTTGCTTCGCCCAGATAGTTCCTCAATTCACCAACTTCATGTACAAGAAGACCGCCATGACAGGCATAAAATCTGATAAAATCAATACGGTTTCCTTGATGAGCTTTT